ATCATACTGTCAGGTACAGGATTAGGAACAGGCTTAGGGAAACCGTATTTCCATCCAGATGGCGGGTCTACCATATGAACTAGGTTGTGGTTCTCAGGATGCCTATCGTATTTATGCGTAGACTTCTTCTTGAGTGGGATCTTCTTCGCGTTAGACATAGTTTTGTTTACGCTTTTAATCGCCAACATTGTTGCTCTCCTTACGAGTTATCATAATCCCAAGCAGTAGAGGCGAGATGCAAATGACTGCTATCCCAATATAGTGTAATACGTCCATCATCACTCTTTCTCCTTTAATGCGGCAACAACCACTTCATAAGATAAACGTAACTCTTTTAGTTCTTCTCGCAGTTTATCACATTCAGTTCTGGCATAATCATAGTGCATCTGTAGGTCTGAGTTAGCTAACCTTAGCTGTTTAATTTCTTGTATGACACGATGCCTGATTTTGTATTGCTCTTCTATGATGTATCCATCGTATTCTTTGAGTTCTTTTATGGCATCCATCACTCTTTCTCCGACTCAAGGTCGTCAATGTGTGACATAAGCGTTTCAATTACCAACGCAGCCAGTATCATAAGTAGGGCAGCAGCTATCTCAATGTCCATCACTCTTTCTCCTTCAGTGATTCTTGTGCAATCCTCACAGCTTCCATAACAAGCCATAACAAGTAACCCTCGGCGGCGGTCATGGGTTGAGGTATTCCCTCTGACCCCGCATACACCTCATAAATTTCCCGCAGTGCTTCCCGCAACCGCTCAATCTCATCGGCGGCTAACTCCCCAAGTACGAAAGCATCAAGGTCAGAGGTTGTTGATTCGCGCAATAGCTTAACGATATCCATCACTCATCTCCCTTTAGTGCGGCACAAACGGGGTTAAATAAAAGTTTTTCTGTTATCAAAATGATTTTTTTATCTTCCCCTGTGGGTTTGACAAATCTTTCATTTATGGAATTTTTATCATCCCATTTCATTGACACAGATTTTCTATTCTTTGGCAGACCTGCTGTTTCCCCAATTTTTTTCCAATTATCAGCTAAGTATACCGAACCCGTTTTACCATTACCAATAGTTGTAACTATTGCTAATAAATTGTCTCCATATGTTTCATGCCAATCATTTGCAGCCCTGTTTCTTATTTTTTTTAAAATTTGTGTCCCCATGTTTGGAATGCTCTTTGCCATTGCAAACCTTTTATTGTCAGCAACGCAATTAAAAATAAGATCAAATTGTTTTTGGGAAACATTAAAATGATTTAGGATGGCCTTTGGCGTAGGCTTAAACCCACTACCAATCCAAAATGTTCCTACATCCTCTTCCCCATCATTGATAATATACTTGATACATCTGCCAACAGTTTTTGCAGAAGCAACATAAGAATGGTGCTGAATAACAATATTATCAGCAATTTTTTTATCTTCTTTTGTTTTTGCTATGCGGATATTTATATCCATCACTCTTTCTCCAGTGTGTCTTGCGCGATTTTCTGTGCTGACTGCATCTTTGCAATCCGGTGGAGCACTTTCTTTACTCGATTGGTTTCTTTAATAAACACGTCCATCAATTCAAATGCTAGTTTCTTGTCTTCCCGTAGCTTGATGATCTCGTCTGCTGCTTCAGCACACCACTCACCTTCTTGGCTCCAACTGATGTCAACGGTTCGTAAACGGTCAACGATGTCCATTGTTATACTCCCATTGCTTTTGCTAATAGATCCTTGTCGTCGATCTGACCACGATACTTATTGACCAGACGCTTACCAAGTGCCGCCTGTTTAAACGTCAACTTAGAGTTCATCGCGAGTGACCTTCCAATGTCAGTGTCCAGTCTGTTAAAGCCAACGTTGTTCTTGGTACGAGCACCGTCATAGTCCATACTGGAGATAACCTGCAGACATTGCAAGATAGCGGCTGACTGATCCACAGATATTTTTTCAGCATCAGTGTCGATGTTTAAACGTGTTGTCGATGCAGTTGTCGGCGGGTCTGGAAGAACTGGAATGTCAAGGTCTGTGACGGCGTTATGCTTGTCCAGTGCTTGATCAATGATACCCATCTTCGCGACAATCGACCGGGCCATGTTGGAATCGATAGAGCCTTCGAGTACCAGATGTTGCACCAGAACGGATTCCTTCTGACCGATACGATGAGCACGATCCTCTGCCTGTAAGAGATCAGCAGGTGTGTACGTAATCTCAGCGAACACAACGTGTGAAGCGGCTGTTAGAGTAATACCAACACCAGCCGCCTTGATATTGCCAATGAAGAATAGACACGATGGATCATTCTGGAACCTGTCAACTGCCTCTTGACGTGCCGTCATGTTGACTGATCCAGTCACCTTCACAGCTTCCTTGCCCAATGCTTCATACAAAGCATCGATAACGACGTGATGATGCGCGAAGACAATCACCTTGCCGGAGCAATTCTTCAGGTGCTCAAGGACATATGGTATCTTCGCGACTGCTGTGTCTCTACGTGCGATGGCAATTTCCTGAAACGCCGCTGACGCACCGTCACGTAGCTTGTTGACGGCATCTTTGTACACGTTGATATCATCAGAAGCTTTGGACAACTCGACAGCAACACGTAGGTGATGCAGTTGTTCCATTGCTTTGGACATGACCTTGACTTCATTGTCAATCTGTACCGTCGCCCCATTCTTCGGGAACTCAATGATCTGCCTCCGCTTGGCAGGAAGATCCTTCAACACGTCTACTTTGAGCCTACGCACCATGATCGTAGAGCGAAGCTTGTTCTGTAACTCGTCAAGGTTAGTTGCCCCTGCGTCATCGAAACCAAAGCGTCCCTTGTGTGCTCCACAATAACGATACGCAAAGCGATAGTAGCTGTTGTATGTAACTGGGTCTAAACTGCTGATCAAACTCCATATTTCTTTTGGCCTGTTCAGGATGGGTGTCCCCGTCAGGAACAACCTGCGTTTTGCCTTGATTGGTTTGAGTTCACTCATGACTTTGCTTTCTTTTTGTTGATCTTGCCGCCAAGTACAGCGACGGTGCGTTGAGCCTTCTGGTTCTTGAGATAGTGAGCCTCGTCACAAATTAGCAAGTCCCACTCTACAGCATCGATCTTGTCACGATGCCTGTCCACGATGTCATAGTTTATGATTACGATGTTGCAGTCCACAGGATAGTCATTGGCAACAGCAACACCACACTTGAGAGGCTTTGTGCTCCACTTGTCGAACTCACGTTGCCAGTTGATCCTCAACGTAGCGGGGCAGATAACGAGTATCTTCTCCGCACCAGTAACATTCGCCACGCCAATAGCTTGGATCGTTTTACCCAAGCCCATCTCGTCTGCGATAAGTGTACCCGCACGTTCAGATGCGTATACAATCCCTGCCTTCTGGTATGGTAGATACTCCAATCCTTCTGGACGAGGGAGATCAACGTCAGCATCTGTTGCACGTGATGCTTCAAGCACTTCAACCATTTTGTTATGTTCTTCGACTAGAATAGAATGTGCTGTGGCAGAGGCGTATTTGATTAACGTCGCCGCCTTGGTTTTGTCGTCAGTCCACCACAATTTAGATACACTGTCCCACCGAAACCGTGCACTTTTGGGGATTTCTCTTTCATCGAATGATCCGCGAAAGATAAACTTGCCGTTCTCGTAATTCAGTGTAGCCATGTGTCACCTGTTCAACTTATAAACCGCGTATGGTTTGTTGTTGAGGTCACGCTTGAGGATCGTCTGGATTTCGAAGCCATCCTTCTTGAGGTCATAGATGCACGAAGCGAGACGAAAGATTCCGTACACGCCAAATGCTTCAAGAGGTGTAATTCGCCCCAACGTCTGGAGATGTGCCAATACCTTCTGCTTCTGTGTTTTCTGTTGTGTTGCTTGTGCCATTGATAGTCTCCTTGTTTTTTAATGTGAATTGTTCAATACCGTGCATCACGGTGCTGTGATCTCTATTCATCGCAGTGCCAATCTGATGCATTGTCATGTTTAGTTCGTGTCTCAACCTGTAGAAACACTCCTGACGTGCATCAACCAGTGGTCTTGATCTACTATTGATCTTCAATGAAGCCACAGGAATCCTGTGCTTGATAGCAACTTCACGCATGATG